CTCCAAACCGTAGTTGCCGCAGAGGTAACAACCTTAACGTATCCACCGCCATCTTCTGCGGTGTTTGCCGTTGCGCCAGCCTCAAAGGTGTAAGTATTTTCGTCAATGATTGTGCCAACGGTTCGAGCGCCGTTAAGGCTTGCGGCGTTGATTCCACCTACAGCAGAAGCCTCCTCAAACGTTATGGACTCACCACCGGCAAAGCCATGATTGATATGCGTGACTTCAACAGTAGCATCGCCATCAATTGTTCTGAAAGGGTTCAGAATCTCAAGACGCTGACGCAACGTTCCGTTAATATCTGCGGTTGCAGTCGTTGCATTTGTCACGCTGGTAATCTGCACCTCTGTATCGTGATACCTAAGAATCACTCCCTCGTGCAGCGAGTTCGGAGAAGTCGTGTCAAAGTAATCTGCGCTGGTTGTAAGCGTAACACCCGTGCCTGTAGTCGCGCTTGCCGACAAAGTTACATCGGAAGCGTGGAACACTGAGTAAGGCTGATAGGTCAGGGCCGAATCATTGCGCTCATCGAAGGTCATCGGAGTAACCTCAAAGGTAGTGAGGCTAGTCCTTACAAGCTGACGTGGCATGAACAGCGGATGCGCAATAAACAAAACATCGCCATAGTGCGCATATGTGTATTCGTGAATGTAATCATCATCAAAGGGCAGGGCCGCTGCGTTAGTGTCCTGCGTAATCGTTGAAGTGAGAGACAACGCTCCGGTTGTCGGGTCTATGATGAACACGCGCAACTGCGCATTCTCAATAGAGACAATGTAACGCTCTTCTGCGTCAAAAATAAACGGAACTAATCTCGACTGAAACGTTTTGGTCGTGTCCCTAGTAATACTAAAATCATAGATTCGGTTAAGACCGGGACGCCGCTTAACCCCACCCTCAGAAAGAATGACCATGTTCTCAATTCTTTGGGCGGAAGATTGGTAGATAGGCGTGTCTGTGCGCATTAGCGTAGACTCGCTGACTTCCCCAAAAGAGAAGTTATTAACGGGTACGCGTATTTTCTGCATTAACTGCGTCTTTCAGCAATAAACCTTGAAGTGTGGAGCTTGCGAGTTGTTTGCTGCTGAGAGTCAATTCGTCTGGCTTGAGCCATCATGAAGTTACCCTTCTGGGTAAGCAATTGGGCAATGCCATTATCCCTCGCAAGCGTAACTGCAAAGGACGCAGCAAGCATATGCTGCATCGCCACCTTGAAGGTAGAAGGCCAAACTGATTCATCCGCGCGGCAAATGTAATCCATAACGACCGTATCGGTAGAAACGGCATTGCAATAAATATCGCTGCCATAAACATCATACTTCAACGGCAAGTCATTCACCGTAATTGTAATGATATTTATCAAGTCCCCCGGAGCGCGATAAGCTGCGTCCCAACGGCTCTTGGGGGCAACGGACATTCGAGTGAGTGTTCTTTGCTTGGCGGCAAAACGCCATCTGTGATTTGCCAATGAGGTCTTAACCATGTCTTCATAGACCGCATTCGCAACATCAGCTTGCGCAGTTCCATCGGTAAAAGATGAAATAGCCTCATCGCCCATAAGATACAGGGCGCTGTTTACAACTTCGAGAGCGGAATCAGCTACATCAGGCATAGTAGATTAGGGGGGCCGAAGCCCCCCTACTCCTTAGTCAGTGTCGGTTTCGGCAAGGGCAGTGCCATCCGAAACATCGACCACACCAGCGGCATTCGACAGCACAGAGACGAGGTTAGTCGTCGGAGTGTTGGTGTCTGCCACGATGATTACGTCCCGGACAGCAAGCATGTCCGAGGCGTCGTTGAAGTAACCAGAAGTGTTGACCGTCGCAATCGCATCTGCCGTGGTGTAGAACCACAGATCAGCATTCGACGCGCCACCAATGCGGGTCAGTCCAGCAGCGGAGAAAGCCATTCATCAGCCCCCTTAGTTGTTGTCGAGGACTTCGTAGATACCGTTGCTATCAATAACAACAGCACCCATCGACATCATCGAAGTTGCAAGGTGAGACACTTTCTCGGCCACATAGTTAATCTCAGTTTGAACGTCAGCGTTCACACCAAGACCAACCGCAGTCGTATGGTAAGCAAAGTTTTTGCCACCAGTAACCGCAGAAGTCGAGAAAATCTTGAAGCCGAGGAACTCCTTCATCGTCATGCCGCCAGCAAACGGAAGGTTCTGCGGACCAACATAATCCGAGCTAGCAAACTCGTTAATGTTGAACAGGTCAGCAAAACCCGCAGGTGCCATTGCAAGATACCGTTGACCGTCTTCGGGAATATCGGCAGAGCCAAACGTCTCGAAGAGAGTAAGCAGATCAGCTTTGACTAGAGCGCCGCCAGTGTCAGCAATCTGAGTCGCATTTGCGCCTGCATCCATAGCGGTGATGAGAAGCTCATCGGTCTTACGGCCAAGAGCCGCAGCCGAAGATTGCGCAACAGCTTGACGCTCATTGATGTTAATCTTGAGTTCGTCAAGTTTGTCGATGTACTCGGCTGCATAGTAGTCAGCCATAGTTGCTTCCGCATATGTATGCGCAAGCTCCATCGGAGTAACGTTGCCGTTACGCGATTTGGTTGTGGCAGAGCCAGTGCCGATTTTTTGGAATCGAGCAGTCGAACCCGTCACATTCGTCGTGCGAACAGTGTTCCGAAGCTTGGAACCCATGCGCTGATAAGCCATGTGAACTTCAGTTTCGAACTGCTTGATAAAGGCTTGATCAATTGTGTTAGCCATTTTCAGAGTCCTAAGTTGAACGTGGGTCGGGTGTCCGATTAATATTGTAAACGCGGGTATCCCTTACGGGGCCGCTCAATGAATCACGGGCCGTGATTTCGTCACTAATTCAATATTTGGATTCACGCAAGTCCTTGATAGAGAAATCATAGTTTCCCCATTTTTCACAAACTCATACTCAGGGCAGAACTCCAAGAAAGTAAGCCATTGTATCATTGAGTGATTTTGCATCCAAACATTGCAATTAATTACAAGGAAGTGTTCCTGATAAAAATCAATCAAATCTATAGAGGCTCTGGCAAAACGAACAAAGTTGCGTTTCATTTTGGAAGAAAACATTGCCCACATAATCCCTTCACCGGGAACGCCATCTTCCGATATTCCTGTTATCGCAAGGACTTCGCCGCCTCTAACAACGGCATATTGCCCCTCCCACTCAAGAATCATGGCAAAAGCAACTTCGGGGGAAAGTCCATAAATTCGCCGAAGTTCTTCTATATTTTCCTCGCTAATATGCGGAAGAAAATTTTTGACATGCCCCTCCTCTAAAGCTTGAAGGGACATGCCTCTGGAATAAAGAAGAGTTTCAGCCATAGAGCTTCTTAAAGCCAGACTCTACCTGCTTCACGAAACCGTTGTCGCGGGAAACAGGATTCCAGTAACGCTCATCTCGCATCATTTCTCGGAGCGAGTCTTCATTTACACTGCTTGGCGGGGCAGTATCTCCGCCGTAATTTCCATCTTTGAGCGCCTCCATAATCGTTTCCAGCGCAATGATACCCTCATGACTTTCGCAAAGCCTTGCAATTGCTGGCAAAGTTTCTTCTGGGAAGAACTTGTTTGCAAACATATTGGCAGATTCAATGCGATTAGTTGCATTTTCTCCAAGCTTTTTGGCCTCTGCTTCAAGGTCGGGCTGGGCATTTCCCATAGCCTTCGCATACATTTCAATGCCCTTCTCAAACTCAGCCTGAGAAAAGCCGTTCTCAAAAGAATGCTCTGACCACCACGACAAAAGCTCACTATCTACAGCGGCAACTTCATCTACATACTCAGGCAACTGATAGTCACCTTGAGTTTCGGGCCTGTCCGAGAAAGCCTCCTTTTGGATTTCCTCCATGATACTTTCACGAAGGGTTTCTTCCTTTTGGCCAAACTTCGCTTGGAGTTCCTGATACCCTTTCGCCAAGTCTTCGCCAGTCTTGTACTTTTCCGGTAGCCATTCCGGGCGTTCTGGTTGCGCATCCTCAGCAACCACAAAATCCCGCTCCTCTCCGGCTTCGGCTACACCCTCAGCAACACCTTCAGCTTCAGACATTTGCTTTACTCCTTACTCCCCGTGCGGTTCTAAGCTCTATCATTCCAACAATGTAACGCTGACCCTCTGCGTGAAACAAAGAGTTAGCCTCAACGGACGGCCCGCTAACCATTTCAATAGTTACCGAACGCAAATATTTCAGCACTTCCCGACCAGCAGGTGTACTAAAAACCTCAGACATTAGTGCGTCTATCTTTGCGTCATCAGCCTTTGAGCGCGATATTCCATCAACGCCAATGTTAAGCGGCTGTCGCTTCCGGTCCTGTGTCAAGCATTCCCCCCTGTTGCTGACTTTGAATTTGCTGCATTGCAGCGTAGATGTTGTTTCTCTCGACCTCGTTACGGATCAACGTGCCGGGAACCCCAAACTTTTCCGCCAAATGGATTGACGTTTTCTCTTGGTCGATAAGAACGTTCAGAATCTCAGGGCCAAAGGTTTGACCCACAAGCTGCAAGAACCTTGCGACGGAAGAAATGTCTTGGTTTGCTTGGGCTTGGGCAAGCGGAGACACCGCTTTGACCTTGACCTCACGGCCATTAACGGTAGGTAGGTCGATGCGGCCCTGCTTCTTGAGGATATAAATAACTCTCTGAAGCACGGGCTGCACGAGTTCCACCTGCAAGCGGCCAAAGGCGGACCCGATGCGCCGGGACAAATCGGCCATCCTTTCGGCAACTTCGGTAGCCGAGGCAGGCGTCTTGTCGGGGTCGCCAAGCATTTCGTTGTAAAGCGCCTTTTTGATATTCTGGCGCATGTCCCCAAGAACAAGCTGCGCAACATCAAACCGACCGGCAGCATTGATTGGCTGCAAGCCCTGACTGCCCATTGCTTTCGGAATGATTGTCCCCGGAACAAGCTGAATATTGTCAGGGTTGATAACCCCATCATCTTCCATCTGATAAATACCAGAAATGGACATCTGAGCATTCTCAAGAATCAACTCAATCGTCAGATTGGTTGTCTTGATTGCAGCTAGCGCATTAAGCAGCGGCCCGCGACCGTACTTTTCCCCAGCACATTTGCCCCACCGGAAGCAAATAAACGGATTCGAGCCAATCCCGCGCATAGAGTTTTCGTGCAGGATTGTTTCAGTTTGGGTGCAAATTGCGTAGTGCAGATAGCTTTCTTCATTCTTTTTTGAATAGTCCCTGCAAACAACCTCAAGCACTGTAGTCGTGTCGTTGCTGTTTACTTTCTGCATAACCTTCGGATCAAACTTGCCCTTCGGGTAAAGAATGCCAAGCTGATCGTAGCGAACATTTTTTCGCTCTCTGTAAACATGGTCAATCTTGTCGTCAGGGCCAGTGTCCAGAACGACATGTGGCAGCGGGATTGCAGAGAAGACAACCGGATTGATTGAGTCGCCCTCGTCAACCGCAAGCACCCCGGTGCCGACAGCCAAATCCATAAAGGATTCATGCACTTCTTGGGCAAAGTTCGAGTTCTGGATTATCTCAAAGACGTAATCAGTTACTTCTTCAAGGCCATCATCTACCAGTTCTTTCTGATCGGGCGGTATCTCCGAACCCGCTTTCAGGTCAGCCCACTTGGCAAAGTTAGGCACAAGGCCAGACTGAAGCCGCGAAGCAAACTCTTGGACACCGACAACGGCAGTTTCGTCAAAGATTTTTTCATCTCGACGTTGACCGGGCGTTTCGTAATAGAATGATTCCCTCTGAGGTAGGGCATATTCATAGCACTCCTCAAACAAGGGAACCCAATTTTCTCTATACGCCTTGGCCTTGTTGTATCGGTCAAGGTAATGCTTTGCGGCGTTCATTAGCTAAACCTTGAAAAGTAGCCAGAGCCAGTTCCGGTAAACAAGGAGCGAGTGCCAGCGCCGCCAGTTCGACCTTCGCGCGCAGTCGTGCGAGTCAACGCAACATCAATGTCTTCCCGCTTTTGACGCGCAGCTTTCTCAATTTCTTGACGCTTTGCCTCAGCAGCTTCTTCGCGCTGAGCGCGAGCCGCCTCTTTTTCTGCCTCAGAAGGACCGCCACCACCTAGACACATTTTATCACCTCATAGACCAGAAGTTGTTTTTCTTCCTAACTGGTTTCCTGTTAAACACATCAAAGTTACGTTTAGCAACTACAACATTTGCTGGCTTTTGGCTATTAATTAAAGCCCGACCCTCGCCAGCACCCAAAAGCATGTACTGCAAAGCATCATGAATGTGCGAATACATGCTCTGCTTATCAGGTTTATCTTCGTATCTCTCACCGCTTACCTCAAGTCTTCGGTAAGAATATCCCCCTTGGAAACCTTTGATTAACATAGAGCAGCGCCGGTCGATTAAAAATGCGGGCTTGCCTTCGGACATCTTGGTAAGCTGAGAAGAAACGGATTCGAGGCGAAGGTCCACCGAGTTCGAAGGGGCTGGAAACGCTCTAAGGCCAGCGCCACGCAAAATCTGAAACGGAGTTGACTCATCAGTCTGTGCGCGGAAGTCGCCGGAAGGGTCGCCATAAATAATCGTGTCAGAGCAAGCTTGGAATCTGGTGGCCAATTCATTTCGCAGAAGCTCCGCAAAACGCACAATGCCCATATCAACAGAAACAATCTCGGACTGAATAAGCCACCGCCCCCGTATCTTTTGCCCGATAACAGCCGAGGGTGTCAGGCCAAAATCAAGGCCAACATAAACAGGAAGACTTGCGGCAACGGGCAACTCTTCCTTTGCCACATGGGTTTCTGTCAGGAAGTTCTGGTAAACGGGCTTCCCGTCCTGAATCGCGCCAAGCTTATTCATGACGTAGACATCTATCCAAGACTTGGTTTTGCCCTGTATCAAGTTGGTATAGTAAGACTTGAGCATGTTGTTTTGGTTCTCGGCCTCACGATTAGCCTTATAACCAACAACCTCGCCATCCCCGTTGCGCTCCTCAAGCATTCCGGGCGGCTGGGCAAAGAACATCCAGTTGTCAGGCTTCACCAACATCTTGGCCTGCTCTCTCGGAATATGGTCAGGGATTGGAACCTCGCCCGCCATGATCGGCCACCAGTGGTCTTCTTCCGGCGCATTCGTGTCTGCGATAACCCCGCTCCAGCTAGGTCCACCTTCCCGCATAGAAGGGAATCTACCGACGCGCATCGTGCAGGCGTCAATGATACTCTTGGGAACCTCTCTCGCCTCGTTGATCCAGATTCCAGTAAGCTCCAAAGAAAGAAGCTTCTTCACATCTTCGGGCCGGTCCAAAGCAAGAAAGATAACCTCAAGCTCCAAGTCGCCTTTCTTGATGTTGTGTGTATATGGAACCGACCAAGTAAACTTGCCCCAAATATTTTCTGGGAACCAATCCAGCCAAGTCTTGATCGTCGTTGTTCTTAACTGCGGGTTAGTGTTGCGGATAATAGCCCAACGACTTTTACGTTTTCCATCGGGAGACTTCTCTTGCTCAAGGGCGCGGCGGAAAACCTCAACGCAGCAAGCAACAGACTTGCCGCTGCCGACCGGACCCCTGATACCACGGAAGAAAGTCTGGTCTTTCATGAAAGACTTGAGAACTTCCCCGTCAGGCTTGTAACTGAATGTAGTCACCGACCTTATCTCAAACCTTTATCAACTCCAAACCGAACCATCCGCTCGGCAACTTCAGGCCCAATGACCTCAATCAAACGGTCGCATTCCTTGTCAGTAACAGCCGGATGAGTCGGACCAAACTTCTCAATCAAATGCGCAAAATGAACCTTGCGCACGATTCTGCGAAGAAGCTCAAGCTCCTCGGCCTTTAGCGTTCCAACAAAAGAGGAAGCGCTCATTTCTTCTTTTTCTTTTTGGCATAAGCCCTAGCGGCTTTCATGCCAGCCTTTGTGTAGGAAAATTTTTTTCCAGCAACGTTAGGCATCACCTGTACCCCTTGGTTTTGTTGGCTACGTCTTTGGGCTGCTTGGAGAACTGTTTCCCCTTGCGAATAGAGGCCCGCTTTGCCGCAGTAGTCCTCCGATATTCAGAGTCACTCATTGCCTTGATTGCTTTCTCAGGCAAATAGCGCTCGCCGGTAGCATCCTTGCCTTGCGTAGAAGGTTTGCCGCTCTTGGTGCGCCACTTCTGCGCAGTCCATCGACGCAAGGATTTTTGAGGTTCCTTCATCGGTAGCCACCACCCT